CTCCGCAATACCATGCTCTCTTTGACCGTAACCTGCACCGGGTAAACTGGCCCAAATTTTCCGACACTTCGCAACGGCCACCTCAATCCGTCCACTGTGCACATCGGGCAATGCACGGCATTCTCTGATGTGCTGTAACGCAAGCAGATCCTGGTTGACAGGCCTGAAATCTGACAATTTAAGCTGAGCGCGATAGTGGGCCCAGTCTTTGAGCATCTGTTGGTAGCGACCAGAAGCGCTAGAGATAAGCCCCTTGCTATTAATGACTTTCGACCTTCTGCCCCGTGCAAACGGGTGATCGGAGAAATCCATAAATATCTCTGGCTTCCGGTCTATACCTGTGACTATCACATCGTAGCCGTCCATGGTTGTGATAGGAGAAGTGCTTGTACCCTCCGACCAAGCCAATGTGTCAAGGAACGCGATAGCGTTACGGCTACCCGCTTGCGCCTCTGAAATTTTTGCCATGATTTTTCTCCGGACATAAAAAACCCCGCTCAGTGGCGGGGCGTTGATGCTTCAGAATTTCGGCCAGCTAGATATGAGCCGACTTTCTAAGGCAGTATCGATTTCTTTTCCTGCTTGGTATGGCTATGCGCTCTTTTTTTACCCGCACGCGCAATTGCAAAGTCGTTAAAATTAAGACTCTGTTCCTACGACAATCCCATCCGAGTCGCTAGTTGGGGTACCATTCTTTTTCATGAGCCGGCCTGTCGCATCAACCCAAATCACAAAGTTTCCTAGTCGCAAAGGCCTATCGTTCCAAGCGCTTCCATTGGTGACGAAACCTAGATCAGTCCGCACCCGACCTGCAAACTCCATTTCATCATTTGCGTTTATTCCCAAGCTGCGGAGTGGATTGGTGGAATCACCGTTCCGACGCCATTGAAACTGGCCCCTACCGGTGATCAAGAAGAATGGATTGGATTCAGACCCAGTAGAGCGAGTCTGAAAAAGGACATTATTGGGGTTGCGCAGTCGATACTCCAAAAACTGGTTCCACAAATGATCAACGCGCTTGGTCCCATCCGGCATTCCCGTTGATGAGTTCTGCGCTTCGTCATCTTCAAGAATGTAGTCGACGTTCGCTTCTTGCCCTGGCGCAACGGAAACTTTAAGCGGCGCCCCAGCGGTGTTGTTCCAACGCGTCCCCCGTATCACCACTCCCCGGCTTTCGCCGCCAAGCCTGACGATATACGGCTTGCTGGGATTGACGTTGAAAGCATAACTAAGACCGACGAAAACAGATTTGGTGAATCCGAGAAGAACGTCAGGCCCAAGCGGAGCGTTGTCGCCCATTAAGCATCCTTCGATTATGCCGGCCTCTACCGATTTGATTGCATCGCCAACCATAGCGATAGGCGCATGATCCTGAGTTGTGCTGAAGCCGTTTCCATTGAACTGACAATTATAGATAAGCGGGTTTTCACAACGTTGCGCGTAAATACCGTTCGTAGCGTTGTCGTGGACGGTAGCTCCGTCGATTTTGCACGAGCTGGCAACCTGGTTTAGGTAAATGCCACGAGCGCCGTTTCCAGTAAAGGACCCACCATCAACGTGCATCGAGTTGCCGTTCTGAAAAACATGCAGACCGTGACGATGGTTATACAGGCTGAACACATTATCCAGAGTCAGGTTGTCCCCAAAGGTCCAGTAGATACCGTCCTGGCCATGTCCGGCGATTTCCATGTCACGGAATACCACGTTGCCTCTACCGAACTTTTCGGTGTATTCGAGGTGAAAACCATTTTGAGAAGAAGGGTTTCCTTCCGAAATAAAGTTTTGAATACTGACCCGACTCAGGCGGGTATCACTTCCGCGGTATGACTGCCGGGGAGCGGTGTCACCGCTGACATCCCCAATCCATTCAAAAGCGTTTCCCATGCCCACATGGAGCATGTGCGTCCCGCCCCCGTGCCCGATTAGGCTAACGCCTTTATGAAGTTTGATTGTTGTATGTCGACATGGGGAAAGACGAGGCAGGCAGATTACTCCGCCAGAGCCTGTAGCCTTGAGTGCCCGCGATGCCTCTTCAACCGCTGGAGCCCAGTCCCAAGTGGTTGGATCTCCTAGAACTGGTCTGCTGGTGATCGCATAGGCGTATTCACCTGCATCCAAATATCCTGCATCCAGCTTTTCTTGCACGGAGTTTATTTCGCCTGGAACTCCACCGCGCTTGTGAGCTAAGAGCCGAGCACCGACCAATGGATTCGCCATTTGCTGGCGCAGCACATCGTCTCCAAGCAATACAAATGCATCACGCTCTGTTACCCAATCGCCAGTAGTGGTGTAAGGAACGGAAGCCAGTGATGACAAACGATATGGCTGTCCATCCTTCATGACGTACTGGCTGAACCGCTCTATCAGAACGTCTGGCCCATAGTCACCAACGAATGAATAGCCGCTGCTCTCCATGAGGGAATTGAATTCGGCGACACGACGATTTTGCGCGGTATCGAATTCCTGCTCATGCCGAATCTGATCAGCGTCAAATTCCGATTCTCGCCGGATTTGGGCCGCGTTGTGCTCCCCCTCCATCCCTTTCCATGACTTGAGTGAAACCCCCAAGCGGTTTGGATGAGAAGCGCCGTCCCCGGTCAACAGGTAATCAAAGTCCTCAGCGTTATCGATCAAGTCTTTCGGAGAGGATGAGCCTGGTGGATTGCCGGTGTTGTAGGCCATGGTTATCTTGCTCGCAGAGTACGCCAGCGGCGCCGCAAAAGAGGCGGTACCGAGTGCGCTGAGTTTTAATAAATTCCGGCGATTAACCATGACGACCAAACCTAGAAACGGGAGCGGCCGGCAGTATACCGGTGGGGATGTCGTGTGTTCGTGAAGGCCAGAGCTGGCCGACACATGGCTTTTATCACCCGAGGTGGCGAGGCCACTTCTGTGTCATAGCCCTATCGAAGATGTCTGAATGCAGCACGAACTCCGGAGCAAGCAGCCATTCTTTTCCAATCAACGGCCGCTTGAGCAGCCAGAGCTGGGCGGTGAAACGCCAGTGTTTCAGCTTGGTCAGGTAGCCGCCTTTATAGATGTCGTCAAACTCGGCGGTGTACTTATCAAGCCCCAGGGGGGTGAGCAGCGGGCATTCGAACTTTTTCACGCCAGACACAAGCGTGTATTCCCACCACGCTTCGAATAGCTGCGCCTGCCCAGCGTCAAGCTCCCAGATCACGTTGACGAGCACTGGGACGTTCTTGAACTTGCGCCGAGCCTCACTCCTGCCGTTGCCGAGCTTCGAGCGCGTCATGGGGCTGACAGGCTCAAGCCCGTAGTTCTCCCGCAGCGGATACGGCAGGCCTTCCGGGTAATCGATCATGGCCAATCCTTATGCGGGTGCGATGGCGTTGTCGTAGGTGTAGACACGGGCGTCATAGGGCATCCCCTTCATGGCCACGTTTCCGTTTGATGGATCAGATTTGGTGACCAGCACCGGATAGGCCCACTTGCCGTCGGGTCCGAACAGGATCTGCGGCAGGTTGATGTCATGGCTGGTGTCAGGATCGAAATCCAGATCAGCGATGAACACCTGGTACTCATCCACCTGAGTAGCTGGATATGGCCCCGAAAGCGTGCCGTCAGGCCGGCTGAAGCCGATCTTGTGCGCGCCGCCTGCAGACCAGTCGAGCGGCTCGGTTGAGGTGATGACGAATCCACCGGTGACCGCCTGGACATCCTCGATCTGTGCGCTCTGGCAGGTACCAGGCGCATTGCCGGCGACTGCGCAGAAGCTCAGGTAGCCCGAGTTCATGCCGGCCATCGTCGTTTCCCAGCTGTAAACGTCCTGCCGGAACTTCTGGTGACCGCGACGGCGCATGCCGAACCGGTAGGCCTGATTCCTGTCGCCGACTCCTGGGAGCTTGAGCTTTTCGACCTTCTGCCCGGCATCGCCAGGCCACCGGCATTGCACGGTTTCCCATGCCCAGGTGGTGCTCGAGTAGAACTCGACATCAACGCCGTCGAAGTCGTTGACCGAGGAGTGAGGTCCGTTGATGCTCAGCGGCTTCTCGGTCATGTTCTGCGGCGAGTAGGTCTGCGTCTTCGGGCCGTACTCGCGATCGAAGGCCGCCCGAGGCTCATCCCTGACAAGGCTGACAAGCCCGTTGTTGATGGTGAGTTCAGCCCAGCCGCAGGCCAGTGCGTCGTTCAGCTGATCCTTCGCCGTGCTACCGGCGTCGATCGTTCGGTCATAGGTCTGGCCGGCACCGTAGAAGACGCTGTGGAGGCGGTCCCACTCCGCCAGGTCAATGTCCGAATCCTCGTAGCCCAACGACTTCAGGATCTCCAAGCACCAAGGAACGATCTCCCGTGTGGGCTCGAGTGGCAGCCACTCTCCGGCGTAACGCAGCGGCAGCTTGCGGGTAGGCTCGGCGCTTATCTGGCTCTCTGATTGCGAAGACAGGCGATCACCGCCACGAATCTTGGCCGACATAACCGTCATGCCCGGATAGCTCGCCGGCCGCACCTGGCGCAGGGCGCGGAGGTTGTACCAGTTGATGTCGTCCTGCTTCTCGCTATCGATGCGCCCAGGTTGGCTGACGAAGCGCTTCTTGATCCGAGACTCCGGATTTCTCATCGGATATGGCAGGTCTGTCCAGTAGGTAAAACCCTGGGCGTCACGGCTGCTACCCGCGTGATCTTTCTCGATCACGGTCCAGGGTCCAGCTACATCACCGTCGCGGAATTCGAAGGTGTGGAATGAGCGAACCTCGTAGATCTGCCCTTCCCGACCGATACCGCAAAGCCCGTTCGGGTGAAACACAGTCCATTCAAGGCGAGTGACAAGCTCCCCGTCCGGACTTGATTTGAAAGGACCTCGATAGCCGCCCTCAAGGTTCGACGGGTCAAGTGTGATGGTTCCGTTAACCGTCTCCATCAGGTTGAAGCCAGGCCAGCCAGCATCAACCGGGCCTGCGGAAGTCAGGCGATCCACAACCATCAGCGTGGAGCTGAAGGCCGTGATCCGATAGCGAAGTCCGCGCGGGCCGATGGTTGCCAAGCCAGAGCCAAGGGCCAGTCCGACAACGGGCGTCCCGCCGTCGTAGTCCAAGGTCATTTGCGCCGGAACCTCAGCCGTCCCGGTGCTGGCCGGTGTTCCAGTGGTGTTGGTCGGGCTGCTGCCGAGGATGTCGGCGCCGCCGGTGGCCACCATAGTTTCGCCACCGAAGGTGCCGAACTGGGTGATGAGCAAGCGACCAGATGAAGCGCTGGCAATGAACGGTGCAGACCCCTTGGCGGTGTTGAATGCCGACACCAGGCCTGCAAGGTTCGTGGTTGCCGTGTTCAGGTTGACCGCGTACGGCGAGCCACCCAGGGTCACAGTGACCGACAGTGGCGTGACGTTGAAGTCGTAGCGCGCCGGAATGCTCGATCCGAGGATGGTCGACGCGGTACCCGAAGTAGGCGGCACCGCCGGCGCGTACGGCGTGTAGCTGTTGACGACGTAGTTGCCGGCATTCGCCCCGGCCACCTCGATCAGCATGCCGGGCGTTGGGTTGAGCATCTCAAGCGGGCCTTGCACGATGTCGCGCCCTGCCCCGCCATCCACGACGGTGTAGCTGTAAGGTGCATGGACGCGAATCACCAGGCCGCTTTCCCAGTCATCCGGGAATGTCCCGGCGCCGGCGGGAATCGATATTGAGTGACCATTAAACTGGTAGGCCGAAGCTGTAGACGACGGCGCAATGCTTTTCGACTCGGTCATTTCCAGACCTGCCGAACCGCTGGAGCTCGCACCGACTTCGCCGACGTTGTACCAGAGCATCGAGGCGGTATCGCCAAGCACGCTCGCACCAGGCGCATACACCGTCACCTGCGCATCAGCACCCAGCGAGATCAGCGGCGTGTCGCCGACCTTGATGGTGTTGATCGGAACGTCTACATCGCCCTCGGAGATGTAGAGCAGCATTTCCACCCACTGCTCGCGCGGAGCAGCGAACCAGGTGCGCGGCTCGCTAAGGTAGGACGGGAACACCTTCTGCTTGCCGACAACGTGCCGAATGGTCTCACCAAGCTTGACCTTGTTGCCTCGGGCGCTGGCATCGCGGAGCGGGTCGCCCTGCTGTGTGCCGGCTGTAGATGGCATGCCGGGCATCTTTGGCATGAGCCATTTGCCTACGGCTTGCACGCCCTTGAACAGCGCAATGGCCATCGAGAACGGATCGGTGCCTTTCGGCTCGCGCCAGATCTGCACATGGTCAGCGGGTTTGAACTTCACCTTGTGCCACAGGTGCGGCTCGATGATCTCGCCGTTGAGCTCAATGCTGATCGGCGCGCTTTCCCGGCGTTCGTACCCTGGCGCCTGCGATATCAGCCACTCTTCCAACGACATGCGGCGATTGGTCTTGAAGGTCGCGATCGGCGCCGAGTCGGCGATCTTGTTGGGGAAAAATTCGATCATTTGTAATACACCACTCTCGGATAATCGGACTCGAAGTCGCGCACGGTGCGAACCCGCACGCCGCCCGGGTTGGTATCGATGACCTTTAGCCGGCCTTCGATCTCGACCACCACGCCTACGTGAGCCATCAGCTTCCCGCGAAACACTGCGGCAATCGCCCCGGGCTCTGGCGGGCACTCTTCCATGCCTTGTTTCAGCTCGCGGTAGGCCGCGGTGTTGTCCCGCAGACGGTTGCGCCCAACGCTGCCCAGGCTTGGAAGCAGTGGCAGGCCGAACACGCCGGCCCTGATTGCCACGCACAGACCCCAGCAATCGAAGGCCAGCGGCCCGCGCGCGCCATCCACATAGGGCGCGCGCATGTACTTGGCGAGGTCGGTCATATGAAGATGATCCCCGGCGCGATGGCGGCGGTCAGTTTGCGGCGCGGGAACTCGGTGCCCAGCAGGTCGAACAGTCCGCAGGTGAGAGTGGCGGCGTCGCCTTCGTACTGGCGATTGAGAAGCGACAGGTGCATCCGCTCTTGGGGATAGCTCAGGTCGCTTTCCAGATACCGGCGATAGGCGATCGTGACTCGCGCCTCGGCTCGCCTGGCCTCTTCCAGTTTTTGCTGGACCAGCCCATTGGTGTTGTCCAGACCGATAAGCAGGTTTTGGAATGCGCTGTTGTCACGCGACGGCAGAGCCTCTTCAAACCCCATGGCAGTGAACAGCGGTGTCCGCCCATCCTCGGTGCCCAGGATGTAGTCGTCATAGCCAGCACAGAACCTGATTGAATCAGGCCAGATGCTGCACATCGCCTCGATCGAGTTGATGATCATGTCGCTACCCGCGGAGGCGTAGCAGATGGCGATTGGGTTGCTCATGCGTTACCTCCTAGGTTCCCTGCGAGCTGAGCCCGTACTTGGCTCGGTTGGCGTCGTGTATCTCGCCTTCCGAGAAGATGTTCGAAACGTAGACTTCTACGACATCGGCCCTGGTGAGGGATGGCCCTGAGGTTCCTGCTTTGCTGGCATCCTCGATCAAGTGGATGATGACTTGAGCTGGCTGCTGTACTGGCGCAGCACTGCCGGTAGAGGTCTGAGCCGAGGAAGAACGCCCGGAACCGCTTGCGCTGATACCTGCCGGCATCGCATCGCCGCGGCGCATTGCCTCGACTGCTGCAACCCCGCCGGATCGATTGATGTCCGCCTGCGACCAAACCACTTCGCCCTTGTGGACGATGCCGGCAGGCTGATTGACGCCGCCGGGGCCGGTGTAGCCGCCCTCGGAGAAACCCTTGATCAGCGCGAAGGCCGCGAGCAAAGCGCCGCCGCCCACGACCGCTGCAGCACCGAACGAGCCGATGGACGCAACGAGAGCAGCAGGCAGCCAGGACGCCAGCGTGGTGCCGGCTGCTGCTACTTGGGCAGTTGTGGTTGTTGCCGTTGCCGCAAGAGACGACGCAGTAGCCACGCCATCCGCAGTGACCTTGGCCGTTGTAATAGCGGCCTCTTTGCCTAGTTCGGCGGTCATTTCGGTTGAAATTCCGGCCATCTTGGCGATGTGCAAAGCCTGCTCGGTCTGCCCAAATGCGAGCTTGATCCCCTGCAGCACAAGCCACTGAGCGCCCATCTGGCCGAGACCATCGAGGACCGTCCGGGCCAGGCTGTCGAAGACGCCGCGAGTCACCTCGCCGAAGCTTTGTCCGTCCAGCGCCATCTTGCTGAATGCGCTTCCGTATCCCGCTGTGACCGTGTCCAGCGAGTCGGTCATGATGGTTTCGGTTTGGTAGGCCACGTCCGCGACCTTGGCCTGATAGTTATCCCACCCGGCCGTGATCCCGTTCATCCAGTTGGCCTGCGCGGCATCCACCTGGGCCCAGCCGTTCTCCATGATGGCGATCTGCTGGGGGAACATCTCGTTGGTGATGTCGATTTGCGCTTGCAGGGCTTGACGCTGCTTCTCGCCTTGGGCGTTCGCCAGCTCGGTGCGAAGGCCGAGGATCTTGTCGTTGGTTTCCTTCTCAAGCGTCAGACGCTCTTGGGCTCGAGCGGCCTGCTCGCCACCCATTCCGACGGCTGCGGCCTGCGCATTCACGGCGTCCTGCTGGTTCTGCAGTTGCTTCTGTATCTGGAGCCGGTATTGCTCTGCTTGGGACAGTTCTCCAGTCTTGGCGATAAGTGCCGAGTAGTTGATCGAGGCCTGGGCCATTGCCTGCCCGTATTGCTCCTGGGTAATGCGGCCTTTATCGAAAAGCTGATCAAGCTGGCCCTGCTCTTCTACCAGCAGTCTTGCTGCCTGACCTACCGGGTCGTACTGGCTGTAGAGTTTGGCGAAAGCGCTCTCTGCTTGCTGGATGCCCTTGAGCGAATCTGATTGAGCCTTGAGCGAGGCAGCTGATGATTTCTTGGCGGCCTCTTCGGCTGCTTTCTTGGCGTCCTTTTCCTCTGCGTACTTGAGCAGAAGCTTTTCCTGCTCTGGCAGCAGCTTGCCCAGCTCGCCGGCCTCGATGGCGTAGCGGACGCGTGCGGCCTCAGTGTTCTCGCCTTGCAGTGCCGCCTGCTTCTTGAGGTTGGTCAGCAGCTTTTCGTATTCGGCATTTACAGCAGCAGAAGGCGCATCGTCTTTTGGTGTTGCGCCACCTGCCGCACCGGAATCCTTCGCAAGCTTTGAGGTCAGCGTTTTTATCGTGTTGGCGCGGGACTGAAGGCCTGCAATCTCGGCGTCGATCTCGGCCCGGTTGTAAAACTTGAAGTTGAAAAATGCTGTGTCGTTTGCGTCTCCGGACAATCTGGTCCTGGCTGATTGGAGATCACGTATCCCGGCAAGGGTCACACTCAGTTCATTGTTGAGGCCGGCGACCGTCTGCTTGTTCTCCCGAAAGAAGTCGAGAAATTCGCCAGAATTAAACCGGTCCATGGCGCCGGCGAGTGACGCGATGCCTTGGGCGAGTCCACTGCTTGCACCTGTTGCCTGATCGAGCTTGCCGATAGTGACGATCAGCGCGTTATTGAATGCAGTGAATGACTGGCTGACAGTCAGGTTCAAGCTGCTGCTCAGCTCGTCAACCTTGTCCTTTTGGCTCTGGAGCGCTGTAACAATGGCGGCCGATGTCAGCTTGCCCTCGGCGCCCATTGCGCGGAGTTGTCCGATGCTGACGCCAAGACCGCGAGCAATGGCTTGGGCCAGTGCCGGTGTTTGTTCCATGATCGAGTTGAGCTCGTCGCCGCGCAACGTACCGGATGCCAAGGCCTGACCAAATTGAACCATGGCGGCATCGGCCGCTTGAGCGCTTGCACCGCTGAGTGCGACGGTCTTGGCAACAGTTTCCGTGACGCTCGCGACTTGCTCGAAATTCAGCCCCAACTGCTGGGCGTTCTGCGCGATTCGCTGGTAGACCTCAGCCGTCACTTCGAGGGTTTGGCGAGAGTTCTGCGCTACCTGGTAGACAGACTCCTGGGCGAACGCGAGCTGCTCAGTGCCTTCGGTCACCAGACGCAGACGGTTGGTGATGTTGGTGTATTGCTCGGCAGCGGCGGCGATTTTGGAAATACTGAAGGCGGCGGCCAGTGGCGCAGCAAGACCAGACGCGGCAGAGATCAGCTTGCTGGTCTGCCCCTCAAGCCCTTTGACATTCGAGGCGCTCGACGAGGCGCTCTTGCCCATGCTGTCCATGGAGCTGCCAGCCTTGCGCATTGCCGGGTCGACCTTGTTACCGGCCGTCTCCAGTGAGCCCAATTCCTTGCGCATTGCCTCTGCGTCACGCTGCGCGCCACGGGAATCAATCGTTATCGCGAGTCGTGATTCTTGAGACATTCTCCAAACTCCAGGCACAAAAAAACCCGCTCAAGGCGGGCTTCTTCAACAAATAATTTTAGGCGGGTATTTTCTCAAGGTCGGACTGGCAATGCTTGCACTTGATGGCCTCGATGTTGACGATCTCAGCGCACATCGGGCACTTGCGGTACAGCGATGAGACGCCGAACTTCTTGGCTATCTCCAGGCTCTTTTCCTGATCTATACCGATCGGGTTTACGAGCCACGCCGCGAACAGTGCAAACACCGAGAACAGCAGCCCCAGGACAAACCACGATCCCGCGCTTCGGCCTTTCTTGCTGGCGACGTACGCAGTGCCGGCCGCGATGGCCGCCCAGATAATCAAATACTCCATGCCAATCTCCCTGTCAGTTACGGGAAATTTAGCATCATTACAGTGTCGCTACCTACTTCTCGGCGCCCTTCTTCTTGCTCTGCTCGTCCTCCCAGTGTTTGCGGAATACGTCGTCCAGGGCAAAGATCGCCTCGTCAAACTCACGGCGGGCGACGGAAGAGTCATAGGCGTCGAGGTATTCAGTGATGGCTCCAAGCGAGATCGGCGCAGGCGCAGCGGCCATGCCTACATACTGCCGACTGCGACTGATCGCGTAGTAGGCGGTCAACAGCTCATCGCCTACGGCGTCAATCTCAGGCTGCTCCGGTACGGCGACCCTTAGGCGCTCGCGGACTTTTCTTTTGCGGTCGTTCGCTTCGCCCGCCCACTCGATGGCCCACCGGTAGGCTTCGATGGCTTTCCCAGTGTTTCCGCTGCCTGCTCCTTCTGGCGGGTCGCGATTGCCTGAGCAGTAGCCATCACTAGATAGTAAACCTGAGGCAGCTGTTGAATCAGCAACACGCCGCGCTCCGGTGTGTAACTGGTTTGGAGCGTAGGGTTGTCCGCTTCAGCGACCCCCTCCCAATCCACGATCAGATGCTTGGAGGCCAGCTCGGTGAACAACGAGTCAGAGTCGAAGGAGACCGTTTCGTCATTGCCGAGCACGCTGAACTCAGGCGTCCCGATTCCGCTCTTGCTGGACATGGCCGCGACGTGACGCATGATCATGCGGTAATCGCTCTTGTAGCCTTCCTTCGCGGCCGACGCCACCTTGATGCGCAAGCCTTCGACCGGCTCAATCCAGCGGGTGCTGATGGCGTCGAGCAATTCATTCTTCTTCAGGATAAAAGCCATACGAATCCTTGTTGCCGCCCCGGTACAGGGCGGCGGTCGTTAGGTTTAAACAGTGACGGTGATGTTGCGGGTTACCGTCTTGCTCGGATCGGACACGCTTGTTGCGGTCACTACGGCGGAGCCTGCGGCAATGCCAGTGACCAAACCCGATGGCGATATGGTTGCCTTAGTCGGATCGCTGATCGACCAGGTGACCGCCTGATTCGCGCCGGCCGGGCTGACGGTTGCGCTCAGCTGCTGAGTAGCGGCCACAGCAATCGACACGGAGGCAGGTGTGATCGACACGCTGGTAGGTGCCACATACGGCGCCCGGGTGATGGTTGGCGGCGTGCGGCGGGCTGAGACGTTCAGCTCAACCTCGATCACGTCGGTAGCGCCGCCGTCCGGCCAGTCACCGTTCACTTCCATTTCCGGCAGGCTGAAGGTGTATCGACCATCACTGTTTTCAAGCGTGAAGCTCAGCGCGATAGAGCCCCCGGTCTGCTGCTTGATCCACAGGGCGTACGACGCAGCGGACCACGCGATGGTGATCGAGCCGGTAGCACCGAAGATTGTCGGGATCACGTTGCCCACGAATGCGCCGTTGTTGATGCAACGCTGGGTCTGGACGTTGTTGTCGAACGTCAGGTCCATGGCGCTGATGCAGGTGCCGCTTTCCGGAGTTGCTTCAACGCCGTCCAAAGTCAGGCTGGTGAAGTTCTTGAAGTTGAACCGGTCAGCGTTCACTTCGGGCGCGGCGCTGGCGAAATACGGAGTAGCGTCGACCTTGCCCTCCCAGCCAATCGCCGTCAGGTTGGTGGCGATGGTGATGTCGTCGTCGGTACCGAAGGTGAAGGCCATGCTGGCGACCTGGGCACCGCGGGCGATCGAGGAAACCAGCACGTCACTGGCGAACGACGCCAGGGAATAGCTGATGCGCTCATCACCCATCGTCAGAACGTTGCCACTCCAGCGACTGCCAAAGCATGACTCGAGGAAGTCGTCGATCGCGCCGCCATAGCGCCACTTCTGGCCGATCTCTCCAGCGACATCAACGGTAGTCGCCGACGTGCCTTGCGACATGCGGTTCTGCGAGATCTCGTTATTCTCGGCGGTGTTCTGGGTCGGGCCCAGGCCATACGAGGTGCGGATCAGTTCTTTCCAGCCGGTGGCCGGGGTAACGCCCTGCGTCACTTCTTCGACGTAGGCCGTTCTGTTCTTGGCGCCTGAACTCATTGGGTAGCTCTCCTGAAAGGATGTGGTGCTGGGCTCAGTGCGCCCGGTATGGGATTGAAACGTTGACCTGCCAGAAGCCCAGGCCGTCATCGCCGATCAGTTCCGACGAAGCAGCGAAGCACTCGAAAGCGCCCTGGCTGAAGAATTGGAAGTGCTCGACCAGCGTGTCAGCGGCCTTGGTGATTGCCAGCGTCCCTTTGTAGGTCGGAACAAACAGCTGAACCACGATGATCCCGGTCTTGCGCACATGAGGCGTGAGGCCGATCTCGGGCGTACTGGACAGGCCGGGGATGTTCGCCAGCCGTGCCCAGATCGATTTGCCGGCCGGGTCGAACGGGACGTTGTTGTTCGGGTAGTCGACGCTGGTAGCCGGGATGCCGGCCCACTGCGTCATGCGGGTGATGACGATGCTGCGGATCTGTTCGAAGGTCATGAGCTATAGGCCTGTGAGACACCAGCAAAAGCGACACCGTAGATGCCCGCCGGCGCCTGGGCTGAGTGGCCGTTTTCGAGCGGGACGCTGTAAATCAGGTTGTTCTGCACGAACACTTGGGTGAATGGCTCCAGGCCGGTCATCGCAGAAAGCCCGCGGCTGATTGTGTCCGAGCCGCTCGGGTCAATGTTCGCAGTGCTGCTGTAGACCGGTGCGCCGACGCTGACGATGTTGTTTCCCCGGAAGCGCCCGGTATCCACTGGCGACCGCAGGACGATTTCATTGAGCAGGGCCAGGGCAATCACGCGAACGCGCTTCACCAGGTCTTCCTCGACCACTTCAGCGAACAAGCTCGGCGGCGTACTCCACCCTCTGCTCTTGGGCATGTCACTTCCTCATCTGGATCTCGTAATGAGCAACCGCCGGATCCACGCCCGGGCTGACGATGGTGTAAACCGCAGGCTCGCCCGTCAGCAGGTCTGTGGTCGTAACCTTGTGGCCGATGGCAGGCTTGTCGGTTGTTTCGTTCGCCAGACAGATCAGCAGCACGTCACCGACCTTGATGTTCACGTTGTCGATGCGCCGGCTGTCGTAGTTGTCCAGCACGCCGCGCCCGGTGTAGGTCACAGGCTGAGCGGTTGTCTCTTCGGTCACCGGGTCGTAAACGCCAGCTCCGAGGTACTCACCGGTGAACGGCTGCACTGCATCGGCCAGGTCAGTGTCGAAGGCCTCGGCCAAGTCGGCTTGGATCTCGTCACGTAATCCCATGGGTCACCTGTACACGTCGAAGCTGTATGCGCTGCGCATCCATGGGTTGAGGAGTGCCAGTGCGAACTGGACATCACCCGGTTGCGCGATGAGCTTGCTGGAGTCGATCGAGGCGAACGTCTTGCTGGTGCTCACCGATCCGGCTTTCACGGTCTTCGCTTCCAGCGACCCTTCGGTCTTCTGCTGGTAGAGCTTTCCATCCGCTGCCGTCTTGGCGAGCTCGGCGCCGGCCTGTTTCACCTCCACCGGGATGGCATCCATGTCGATGCACGCCAGGTTCAGCGAAGTCATGTACGCGTTGGCCTGCATGACCGCGCGCGTCTTCTTGTCATCGGCAGCCCATGTCGGCCCGAGGATGGCGTCAACGTCCGCCACGGTGATGTAGGTAGCCATCAGGCCTCCGCTTGAATGAGTGGGGCCGAAGCCCCGGGTGTTACTGAGCTGCTTTCAGCAGTGCCAACAGTTCAGGCTTCAGATCGCCAGACTTGTAGGCGATGCCCTTGGCGTCCAGCTGCTCCTTGAGTTGGGCAGCGGTCAGCTCGGCGAGAGGATCAGCGGGCTGAACTTTCTTCAGCTCAACCAGCTCTTCGCGAGCCTCGTCCCGTTCCTGTGCAAGGCGCTGCATGCTTTCTTGCAATCCGCTCAGTGCCTGATGGATGCGCAGCGCTGGGCCGTCACCTTCAACAGGGTTCAGCACGCCAGCCTCAAGGCCAGCAGCGAGCAGATTCACTGCTTCAAGGTCCAGCGCCTGGCGAACTGCTTCGGCGCCACCGCCAGTGTTGTGCGCAGCGCCGCCTTCAATTCGCGTACGTGCGTGCTCAACACCACCGGTTTCGCCGACAGTTTGAGGGCCGACAGTGAGCTCACCCTCGGTGCCACCGAAGCCCCAGCGCGCCTTCAGATTCGGGTCGATGTGATTGTCTTTCTGGATAGCCATGATTCTTGTCCTTCTGTTGTTCCAGCCCCGAAGGGCTGGGAGCCGATTAGGCAGAGACGCTGGAAGTGATGAACGCCAGCGGTACCTGCTTGCGTGCAAACTTGCGGGTCCAGTTGGTGGCCAGTGCCAGATCCGCCCAGTTCGCCGACATCGGGCGAGTGGTGGTCGGAGTACCGGTGACGGTAGCGCTGTTGAACGAGTAGCCCAGCGGATGCACAACAAAGTTGCGACGAGTCCACAGGGTTTCTGTACCGCCACCATTACCGCGATCAGGAGCGCGTTCGTATTCCAGGCCGTCTTCGCCTGGCGGGGTTTCTTCCGCAAACCCGAGAGCACCCGGGCCGAAGATCACGGACAGATACTTGTTCGGTGTGCCGGTGATCACGGGCATGCCGTCATCAACCACAACGCGCATACCTTGGAAGCGACCGAACTCTGGAATCTGGTCAGCGATCGGGGTGAAGTCGATCAGGTTGAGGATTTGCAGCTCGGTTT